GCGAACAAGGATGCTATCGAAAAGGCGGCAAAGAAACACGGCTTTGCATCATCCGATAAAGGTCATTGGATCTGGGCTGGCACAAAGTTGGTGATTCCAAAATGAGGTTGCTTGCTAAGGATAAAGACATCATCAATCTGGTGCAGGATCTTTCGTGGTCAGGTGACACAAAAGCTGTCGCTAGGTCATTGCAATTCACGTATTATCAAAATCCTCATGATGAAAAACTGGCTAAAATAATACTGGAGCCGGGTAATGAAGTTATACTCCAGGACGATAAAAATAAAAATCTGTTTGGTGGTGTTGTTTGGACGGTAGAGCGAGCAGCTGCATCCGGTATGATATCTGTAACAGCTTATGATCTGATGTTTTATATCAACAAGAGTGAGATCAGCCGGATATTCAATAATACAGCAGAGCAGATCACACGGACGATCTGTAATGATCTAGGTATCACACCGGGGAGCATTGCAGCAACCAATACAAAGGTGTATTTTCCGTGTATTGCTAAAACAGGATATGATGCGATAATGATGGCATATACAGCTGCTGCCAAAAAGACAAAAGAGGTTTATATGCCGATGGCTCAATCCATTAACAAGTTAGCAGTTATTAAAAAGGGTGAGCTTTGTGGTGTTGTGGTAGATGGTAGTTACAATCTACAGGATGCGACCTACAGAGTAAGCGCTGAAAATGTAGTAAATCAAGTGCTGATTACAGATAAAGACGGTAATAAAAAGCGCATTATTGAGGATCGTACATCCCGAAATAAATACGGTACGGTGCAGAAAGTATACAAAGAAGAGGATGGAAAATCGTCTGAAGCTGAAGCAAAGGCATTGATGCAGGGTATCGAAGAATCAGGAAACGTAACTGTTACAGGAGATTGTAGAGCGATTTCCGGATATAGCATCATAGTACAAGAGAAATCCACAGGACTATATGGCAAATTTTATATAGAGAGTGATAGCCACTCATTTAGTAATGGTAAACACACTATGACATTAACACTTGCTTTTAAAAACTTGATGGACACGAGAGAGATTGAGACTGGAGGTTGAGTATGAATAAGTGGGCTTATGAAATGGCAGTTTTACTGAAGAACAAAAACAGTACAGATCAGCAGATCCTACTGGCTACAGTGACAAGTACAGATCCGGTCACACTCCAGTTATATGATCTCACGGTCAATCAGCATATTTACAGCAATCCAGACCTTAAGCTTAAGTATGGTGATCATGTCATCGTATTGTTAGATAACATTAGCTTTTATATCTTGCAAAAGGTGGTGGCTGTATGAGTATCTTCCCTTTTTTCTCGGAAATCAATGAACAGGAAGACATGGAGGAAGAACTTCCTGTATTCCGGGAATATGCATATGACTTTGAAAATAATTGTTTGAAGACTGATACCGATGGTAAAACGATCATCGTTGAAGAAAACGAAGCGTTAAAGATATGGATATATAAAACACTCATGACTGCGCGGTATCGCTATGTAACATACACGGACGATTATGGATCAGAGCTTGATGATCTGGCTGGTATCGGTCTATCGTATGACATCATAACCTTAGAGATTCAGCGAATGATCATGGAGGCGTTGATATACTCACCTTATATAACCGCCATTAAGGACTTCAATTTTGAAAAGCTGTCGACAGGAATAAAGGTGAAGTTTACTGTATCCAGCATCTACGACGATTTGGAAATTGAACAGATTATGGAAGGGGCTAGTTGAATTGGAAAGTTTTGAATATGAAGATATAAAAACTCGAATTATGGAAAGCTTGATGAATCCTACCAGTAAACTGGAGGGTTCATTTTCGATGGATAATGTACAAGCAGTTTCACAAGAGATCGCCATGATGTATGCAATGGAAGTTGCCACTATTCCGGATAAGGTTTTACTAGATACAGCTTATGATGAATTTCTGGATAGAGCTGCCTTGGACTTTGGAGAAGCAAGACTACCAGCTACACAAGCTCAGGGGACAGTCTTATTTACAGGGAGTCCAGGAACGGTTATCCCTATTAGAACAATTATAAAATCTGACTTATTGACCTTTGCGACACTTGAAAAGGTAGTAATAAACGATACCTCAACAGCTGAAGTAAAAGCGATTTGTAATACTCCGGGAACAGTCGGAAATGTAACTGCTGGAGATATAAGTGCTGTTGACCTTGATGGTGTCAAGGTAACCAATATAAAGCCCTTTGCTGGAGGCGTAGACATTGAGACGGATGAGGCTTTTCGCAGTCGCATTTTTGACAGGATCAGAAATCCATCCACATCCGGAAATGTGAACGACTATGTGAAATGGGCGAAAGAGGTACCGGGTATAGGAAATGCGGTGTGTATCCCATGTGCAAATGGTAATGGCACTGTAAAGGTCGTTTTGCTTTCTCTTGAAGGAAGAGCGCCGGATGAAATCATTATACAGAACGCTATAGCACATATCGCTGAAATGAAGCCTATTGCAGCAGCTGTCAGTGTCGTAGCTGCTAAGGCTAAGGCTCTAAGCATAAGTGGTAATATACACTTATCTAACGGATTTGAAATAAACAATGTTACTGATCAGTTTAAGTCTGCATTTCAGCAGTATCTTGCTACAAAGCAATTCGGATCCAGTAGATCATTGGCATATTTTAAAGTCAGTGATCTCTTGTATGATATACCGGGTGTCCTAGATGTTGATTCATATACTCTCAACGGTGGTACTTCTTCCATCACAGCAGATAGTGATGAGTATTTTGAGATAGCTGAGGTGAGCTTTCATGCGGTTTGATACAAAATATCTCCCACTATGGCTCCAGAATATGCAGCAAATGGATGAGCTACTGACTGCTGAATCTAAGGAGCTGGATAGGCTGCATAATGCCCTGGAGGAATATATCAGAGAGCTATCTTTAAGCACAGCAAATGATTTACTTGCAAGGTATGAAAAAATGTTTGATCTAACAGGTGATGGTCTAACACAGGAAGAGAGAAGAAAGAACTTGATTGCGAAACTCAATGCACGATATACAGCATCGAGACAAAGTATATATAACGAGCTGACAGCTATGACGGGGCTTCCTGTTGAAATAGAGGAGCATCCGGAGCAGTATCTGTTCCTTGTCAATATAGTGCAGAGCAATTTATCTGATGCCTTTGTAGCAGCGATAAGGAGCTATCTGGATATGATCAAGCCAGCTCATATCGCTTATGATCTAACGCTTGTTAGATACGAGCAATCGAGCATAAACGCAAGATATGCGGTATTGCATTCGTCTATATTATATTTTAAGGAGGTGGTTTAAATGGCTTTTAGAGGCATGGTAATAACATATGACGGACAATCATTGCTGACGCAGACACAGATCAGCAAGCAGTTTGCGGTAAAATGTATACGTATCGGTGATGGTAAATACAGTGCAGATCATCACGATATCCATAGCATGGTAAATCCTCTATATGATGTCGTGCCAGAGATACAGCATAAAGATAATCAGCTTCTGATTGAGGCTGATATAACAAGCAATGATCACTCTGGTTATTATTTACGTGAGATAGGGATAATAGCAACAGATGCGAGTGGAAAAGAGGTGTTGTATGCATATGATAATGCTGGGAATGATGCTGAATATATCAGCCCAGTAGATAGCGGTATAGCCTATGAAAAGCGTTTAAGATTTGCGTTATCTATCACTGATGACATTACGATCAACATACAGATCAACGGCAGTGTTTACGCTTTGCAAAGAGATCTTGTGCAACACGTTAATGATCAAACTAATCCGCATAACGTTACGGTTGAGCAACTTGGGTTGGATAATGTTGACAATACAGCAGATAAGGATAAACCCATATCGGATGCAACCCAAAAGGCATTGGATGGCAAGGAGCCAGTATTCAGTAAAAATGCAGCATTTAATAAAGCTTTTGGCAATACTGCGGGTACTGTGTGCCAGGGTAATGATAATCGTTTGAGTGATGCGAGAAAAAATCCGGCAGCTTTAACATTTACCGGAGGTGTAACAGGCTCATATGATGGCAGCATAGCAAAGAGTGTATATATCCCGACTTCTCTACCTGCGAGCGATGTTTATGACTGGGCTAAGCAGCCGAATAAACCATCCTACATAAAATCAGAGGTAGGACTAAGTAATGTTGATAATACCTCAGACAAGGATAAACCCATATCAGATGCGACTAAAAAGGCGTTGGATGGTAAGGAGCCAGTCTTCAGCAAAAATTCAGCTTTTAATAAAGCTTTTGGCAATACTGCGGGTACTGTGTGTCAGGGCAATGATAGCCGCCTAAGTGATGAGAGGACACCAAAACTTCATAATCATAGTAGAAGTGATATAACCGATTTTCCTACATCCCTACCTGCGAGTGATGTATATGATTGGGCTAAAGCAGTTGTTAAACCCATATATGAATATGGAGAGATTACAGGAAATCCACC